GTCATAGGGGTTTTTCATTCGTTACTACCTGTCAATTTCCACTTTAGGATGTTTGCCTCCTGTCTAGCGAAATGATCACCAACAGGATCGGATATACTTTTGGTTGACCATTCAAAGACCTTTATTCGTCCAATATTATATGGTCGTTCAAGGTGCCAATGAATGTCTACGAGTTTTCGAAACCATGTATCTAATTGAGTGGGAAATTGACAGGTAGTAACGAATGAAAAACCCCTATGACGTGAGTCGGTAAGGTTCATTATGTAGTCAGGAACAGCGGCTTTTTGTGATCTGGTGGTAAAAAACTTCTGTACTTCATCGATGATAATAACGCTACCATCTGGTAAATCAGTCCAATTTTGAAGCTGTTCTTTATCTATTTCTGTCCAACCTTCGACAGTACATTTTCTAATGTTTATATAGTAAGCAGGTCGTCCTTTAAATTGATCATCTTCGCATACGAATCTAATCAAATTAGCTGTTTTGCCAGCGCCTTTATTGCCTGTTATTAAGTATATCATTTGTTGAATAATTGTCCTTGTTGAGGTCTGAAGCCGATGCGACCGTTAGCGAATCTGAGTGTAGTTACGTAAGTGGCTACGAATACAAAAATGCCTAAAGCCTCAGCTATTCGGAGTTCATTAAAAAGCGCTTTTAGTGGTGATGACAAGGCGTTTAGCTCACCAAATATGTAATTGATAACGGGATCGAATGCTAAGTCGACACCAACATAGCTGATTACTCCAAATCCAAGAGCAAATAAAATTCTGAATACTAAGACGCATGCAATATTTACGACAAACCAAGCTATTGCACCTTTTAGAGCTAACGCGAAATTGAATATGAGAGGCATTGTTTAAGCTGAATGTGCGCGAATGATTGCCCGAGTTGCATAAATCGATGCAGATAGAATTACTAATGCTCCTAGGACGTTAAAAAGGATATCGAAGATGCTAGACATATCTGCATTGACATCTGCGACAGTGGCGAATGAAAGACTTTCTGTACGGTCTACGATGCCAGTTAAAGCTGAATCGAATTGCCCAGTAGACTGGATATCGATTTCACCGAAATCTATTTCGCTGCCCTCTCCTCCCCAATATTGAGCACCAGAGTCTATTGATTGTTGAAACGGATCAGAGGGATTTAAGATAGATTCGATATCAGCGAGGTCTTGTTCTTCTGGTTTTAAAGAGCAGTACTGCAAATAATTAGTATGAGCAATGGCACATAGTGAAGGGTCAGCTAGGTTGCACTGGAATGGTTCAATGCAATCTGGATCTTGGAATATCTCTGCGCTGCATCTTAGTTTGTAATCTTGAATGAAAGTAGCGCACTCGATATTACTGGCATCTTGTGGGCAAACTGGTTCTTGTTCTTGGCAGGCGTAAACTATGGTTGGATCGGGTGTTACGCAGGTAGGATCATCGGGATTGTCTGTGCAAGGATTTTCGTCTGGATCAGCACATGCAAAAGAGTCTTGATGGTCTGGTATGCCGTCGTTGTCTTCGTCTAGTTCGCAAAAATTTGGTATATCTTCGCATTGGCCTGTGGTAGAGCTTACGCTTTGACCGGATGGACACTCTTGATTAATACAAGACGGTTCAGTGCATTCTGTGCAACTTTCGCCTGTGCCTATGCCTAGACATGCGAGTATGTTTTCATTGGATTGTTGCGAGATACAGTGACCAAGTTCATACTCACATTCATTGTTAGCACATATTGAGTCAGGTGGTGAATATGGGAAAACTAGCATATCGAAGGGATGAAAATAGCCTGCTTGTTCTCCGATTTGACATGAGCCTTCACCGCAATCATTACTATCTGGTTCGTCCTGAGCATTGCATTGACCATCACAATCGCCGTCAGTCGGGTTATCGTTATCACATACACCGTCGTCGTCATCTTCGCTATCTGGTGTACCGTCGCCGTCTCTGTCGTTCTCTGGGCAAGAATCAGAAGAAGTTGCTGAAGAACCGTCTGAGCATGAGCACTCGTCGGTACCCTCCTCACCTGCGTCACAGGGGTTTCCGTCGTCATCTTCGTCATCTTCGTCGGATGGACATTGGCCGAATTCGTCAGCAGGTACATAACCGTCACCAGTTAAGCAGACTGCTGCTGAGCTACATGCTACACCGCCTAGACTTACTCTAAGTGGATAGGTTGCGCATCGATTTTGACCGTCGTATTGACCACCGCTTATATTATTACCAGTTACACCAGACACTAAATACGCTGATTGGCAAGCCTTGGCTCTAGCTTCTGATAATCCGTCTGTACCTTGACCACCATAGCCGAATACTCCGTAACTAGTGGCTTCGCAAACTGTGCCTGTTTCTGGCTGTGTTTGGGCAAATGATGAGGGAGGAAATATTAATATTGAGAGTAAAAATATTAATAACGCCAGTCCGTTTTTTAGGAACCTAGTAAACATGACTAGCTCACCATGATGTATATAGCAAGAATTTGTATCGCAATTAAGATTTCATAAATCATGGTGAGCGCCTCAACCTTCAATTAAAAGAAAGTTGCTTTTACCCAACGGATTCCCATGGCTAATACAGCTAGGCCGATGATATAGCCACCAGCAGTAGTTATATCGGTAGTAGTATCGGTAATTTGAGTTGCTACCTCAGTGCCAACAACCGTAACGGCTGAAGCGGAGTATGAAGCGAGAACTAGAGATGAAGCGCCTAACGCTTTTACTGCATTTTTCATAATTTAAACATTCCAGATTTTTCTGATTAATTTGACCCCAAAGGCGATAATGAGAACCGTGTAAGCGAATTGAGATACGATTACATAATCTTCGTTATCCATTTTGGGGATACCGTATAGGTCAATGACTTGTTGCTCAGTGTAGAAGACTGGATTGGCGCCAGAAGGACACCGAAGAGTCCCGTTATTATCAACGGTAACTCCACCATCATCACACTGTATAAACTCAGCCATTGATCTATTCCTTTACGCCGTTATGCAGCTGGTTTAAGTGGCACCAGCTTTGGTGAGCATTGAAGGACACCATATTTGCCTACATAGAAACTTGAAGGACACAATTTATATTCGCCCTTTGGGAATGGTTCGGGGATAACACCATCAGAATCGACCCATTGAGTAACTTTTATTTCTTTGGGATATGGTTCATCTTGTAGGTGAACGTATGCCTTTTGCTCATACAAAATTCTGACTTTGTTGTTTTTGGAAGGCAGTTCTTTTCTTTGATGCTCATTTTTTACAACTGTGACTTTTAACATTGTGTTTTCTCTTTACGTTTATTGAAGGCGTTACTATCCCATCAAGTATCTAACTAACGCCTATGAGCTAGATACTTACCAGACTTAACCGCTCCGAGAACTTGGCTCGTGAGAAGAATGGGTTCGTTAAACCCTGTCCAAATCTCCGTGATCTGATTGTGTTCGGAGTTCATGGTCTGGTATTTGATTCGTTACTTGAAAGTTCGGCGAGATATCGACTTGACCACCTTTTGCTACGTACTTAGAAAGATACTTTTCAGCACTTCCCATTGATTCGTTGTATTGGTCTATTTTTATAAATCCCGCTTTGCTATCTACGCCAAGTTCTGTCCACACGGCAGACCATAATTCGCGGCTCGAATATCCAACGTTCGATATAAGAGCGTGATAATGCAAAACTCCCCTTTTCTGCCACTCAAGCGCCCTAACCCACTTCACACCGAACGGAGAATGTTTACGCCATCTCTGTCCGTATAAGCTTCGGTTTAGTTTGTTGATCCAAACTCTAAAGAGTTTGTCAGCTGCTTCGGGGTGAATTTCTTCCTTAAAAGTGAAAGTGACAAACCACTGATAATCCTGAGTAGCTATAAACTCAGTCCATGCTTCGTGTAGTTTGTCAGTTTGACTCTTAGGTTTTGCCGTTTTTAGTACGGCATGGAGGCGGGGTAAAAGTGAGGAGGCACCCGTATAAACGAGTACCCCCTCTAAGGTGCCTAGAGTGTCTAGGACTTGGCGTAACCCTTCGTACTGCGGGTATGTCATATGGGACGCGATCATCACGACATACCTACGATTTAGAGAACCGCGGGAACCTGAGTAAACGCTGCGCGTGGTTTATCAGGAGTGAAAAAGTAGGGAAGTAAATATATCTCAGGGGATACCAGCGCTTGTTTTTATACCAAGGTAAAACGACTGCATAAATGAATATTGATATCCAAATTAAAGAGCCGATTCCAGCTGATATTAAAAACCGCAAAATGAATTCTGTTAACGCCAATTTTCTACACCTATATATGTATACATATAAACCTTGATGCACATATATACATGTATCTGGAAAACGAGTCAACAATTATATGTATATAATTGTATACATCTATATTCCATGGACATATTGACTCGACACCATGCCTAAAACCATTAGATTGAACCGTAAAGAAGAGGACGCGCTAAGGGAAAAGTGCGTCGAATTAAACAAGATGCTTATCATTAATAACAAGGAACCGATCAAAGACAGTGAATTAGTTCACATAGTTTTAGATCGAGGTGTTAAGAATGTAAGGCTAGATGAGGAGTTTGATTTCTACTTAGATGTGTAAGTACTTCGCATAATAGAGTTATG